TTCTTCTGGACCGAGAGGAACATGATCAAGTTACCGTTCGCGGGCATCAAAGGTCAGACCGACTCTAGACCAGTGACAGTGCAGGTACCGTGCATGGAGATGTATGGTAAGACTTGTCCAGTGCTCACGGAAGTGAGACCGTGGTTCAAAGACAAGAGCATGGAAGACATGGGCAGGAAATACTGGAAGAAGAAAAGTTACATCTTCCAGGGATTTGTCACAACTAATCCGTTAGCGGAAGACACGACACCTGAGAATCCGATCAGAAGATTCATCATCGGACCTCAGATCTTCAACATAATCAGAGGGGCACTGATGGATCCAGAGATGGAAGAACTGCCAACTGACTACGTGAAGGGCGTGGACTTCAGGATCACCAAGACCACAAAAGGTGGTTACGCTGACTACTCAACATCAAAATGGTCAAGAAGGGAAAGACCGTTGGACGAGGCAGAGAGAGCCGCGATCGACACACACGGGTTACACAACCTGGGTGACTTCAGACCAAAAGAGCCAACCGAGGCAGAGGTCAAGATAATCAAGGAATTATTTGAGAAATCTGTGGAAGGTGAGGCTTATGATCTGGAACAGTACGGACAGTACTTTAGACCAGCGGGCGTGGCCTACAACAAACCACAGACACCTGTTGCGGAAGCACCAGCGACCACGACAGCACCTGCATCTGAACCTGCTCCAGCGGTGAGTCAACCAGCACCAGCACCACAACCAGAGGCGGCCCCGGTAACGGCGGCACCCGCGGGTGACAGTGCCAAGAGGGCGGAAGACATACTGAAACTGATCAGATCAAGACAAGCGAAATAATCTGACATTTTACCAAGGCCCAGGCATTGACTGTGTGGGCCTTGTGTAATATAATAAGAGCATGAACAATATTAAGAAAGCGATCGAATGGATCTTGTACAAGCAGGTACCGGCATGGGTGTTGGTTGTGTTAGTGATCATTTGGATCTTACTATAGGACGATAACAATGACAAAAGTGTTTGACGCAACGAAATTTAGAAAGAGTATAACAAAATCAATACAGGGACTGGGCATAGGTTTCAGTGATCCCACAGATTGGATATCCACAGGCAACTATGCTCTCAACTATTTGATGACCAGTGATTTCAACAAAGGTATCCCATTGGGCAAAGTGACTGTACTAGCAGGCGAGTCTGGAGCAGGTAAATCATACATAGCATCAGGAAACATAATCAAGAACGCTCAGGCACAGGGCATATTCGTGATCCTTATAGACACAGAAAACGCACTTGATGAGACATGGTTACAGGCACTGGGCGTTGACACATCGGAAGAAAAACTCCTGAAACTGAGCATGTCAATGGTGGACGATGTGGCCAAGACCATATCCGAATTCATGAAAGGCTACAAGGAGCAACACGCCGACAACAAAGAAGGCGCTCCCAAAGTCCTGTTCGTGATAGACAGTTTGGGCATGATGCTTACACCAACAGACGTAAACCAATTCGAAGCGGGAGACATGAAGGGCGACCTAGGTAGGAAACCCAAGGCACTGACAGCACTTGTGAGGAACTGTGTAAACATGTTTGGTAGTTGGAACGTTGGATTGATAGCAACCAACCACACATACGCATCACAGGACATGTTCGATCCAGATGACAAGATATCAGGCGGACAGGGATTCATATATGCTAGTTCCATAGTGATAGCAATGAAAAAACTGAAACTCAAGGAAGACGAGAAGGGCAACAAGATTTCTGAAGTAAGGGGAATCAGGGCGGCTTGTAAGGTCATGAAGACCAGATATGCTAAACCTTTTGAAGGCGTACAGGTCAAGATACCATACGACACGGGCATGGATCCCTATAGTGGGCTAGTTGACCTATTCGAGAAGAAGGGCATATTGGTACAGACCGGAAACAGACTGAAGTATGTTGATCCCCAAGGCAAGGAACACATCGACTTCAGGAAAGCATGGACAGGTGATAAATTAGATATGATAATGGCCAACTTCAAGGAAAGCACAGAACAAAAAGAAGAGCCGGCATCAGAGGAACCAAAAGCAAAAGCAAAGAAAACTGAATCAAAAGAAGAGGAAACTGAAGAATAATGATTGATTTCACACACGAAGACATAGAACGTCTTTGGAGTTCGATATCACACTATGTACCAGAGAGATCAAAACTGGATGCGGCCATAGACTTCATCAAGAGTCTTGAGGACATTGGGGTTGAAGCGGACGAGATAAAAGCATCAGGAGAGTTTGATCCTAAACTTGAAGAAGCAATCAACACCGTGTTTGAAGACGAGGACGAAGACGAGCCGTACGACGACAGGTATGATGATGATTAATTGGTATAGTGAAGTAAGTAGGAGTTTATCAAAAATACCAGACTGTGTGGCATACTTTGACAAGGAACTGTTGGAGGCCAGGAAGCAGTGTAAGATCTACGGCAATTTGGAACGAGCATCAGCGGCACTACCTGGAATAGTTGAAGAAAGGTTTGGACAACTACAACAGTTAGAAGCCATACTGGAATATCTTAACATAGAGCTAAGACGTCTCAGATCAAAAACTTTCAGAAAATTCTTAGAAAATTATAACAGAGCACTTTCAAGTCGTGATGCAGAAAAATACGTGGACGGTGAGGACGATGTCGTGGACCTTACTAAAATCGTAAACGACTTTGCACTACTAAGAAACCAATGGTTAGGTATAACCAAAGGACTAGATCAAAAACAATGGCAGATAACCAACATCGTGAAACTGAGAGTAGCGGGAATGGAAGATGCCGATATCAAATAGAATCATACTCACAGACGTTGACGGGGTCCTGTTAGAATGGGAGCATCATTTCACCAAATGGATGTTGCAGAAAACATTGTTTGACGAAAGGGGAGTTAGGTATCATCCATACAACTTAATACCAGATAAACAAGACACCTATGAAATGGCAGAACGTTTCGGTGTCACAAAAGATGAAATTAGAAAGCATATACGAGAGTTCAACAGGAGTGCTTGGATGGGCACACAGAGGCCGATGCTCGAATCACAGACGTGGGTCAAACTGTTGGCCGCGGAAGGTTGGACCTTTATACCTATTACATCACAAACATCTGACATACCAGCACAACAGTTACGTAAGAGAAGACTGGGAGAACTTTTTGGCGAGCATATTTTTACAAATTACCATATACTGGGCACGGGTGCCGACAAAGATTCAGCATTAGCGGAGTTTCACAACACCGGGCTGTATTGGGTCGAGGACAAGCCTCATAACGCTGTAGCCGGGCTCAAATACGGTTTAAAGCCCATATTAATCGACCACCCATACAACAGAGACTTCGAACACCCGGATGTCATACGTGTAAATAATTGGCAGGAAATACACAAATTACTATCAGGAAGATCATGAAGATTTACGTAGGATGGGACAGCAGGGAAGACATAGCGTACCAAGTGTGCGAGCACTCGATCAAGCGTAGGGATCCGGAAGCAGAGGTCTATCCACTCAAACAGAACAAGATGCGAGAGCAAGGTATCTATACTAGAGATGTAGATAAACTTGCATCAACAGAATTCAC